ATTACAATTAGTAACGATGCAAATAATAGAGTACTAACAGGAGTAGGTAATTCAACTCTTAACGGAGAAGCAGAACTTACATTCGATGGAGCTACATTAACTGTATCAGGAACAGGTATAGGTCCTTTTACTAATACTAATTCTGACATCACAGGCTTAATCGGAGGTTCTACTTTCGGTACATTAATATCAGGAGAAGAAAACGCACACGTTGCAATTGGATTAAGAGGAGACGATACAGGAGACTCCTTTGCTATAATCAGCGGTAATGGTGATTACTACTCTGATGATATATACGATAAATTATGCTTCAAGGTAACTAATACAGGTGTTACTACTATAGGAGGTAATCTAACAGTAAACGGAACAGTTAATGCCACAGGAGATATTACAGCATACTTTTCTTCTGATGAAAGATTAAAAGATAATATTGAATTGATTCACAACCCAATTCAAAAAATAAAACAAATAAAAGGTGTATCTTTTGACTGGAACGATCAGTCAACAAACACCGGCCATGACGTAGGAGTAATAGCACAGGATATCGAAAAGGTATTACCGGAGTTAGTTGCAACTAGAGACAATGGCTTTAAAGCAGTACGTTATGAGAAAATAGTCGCGTTATTAATAGAAGCTGTCAAAGAACAGCAGTCTCAAATTGAGGAGCTAAAAGAAAAGCTCTAGCGACATAACCTAATCAATATGAACATGCCAACACTACCTACCTGGACTTTTCAGGGTAGGCTTATAACAGAGATTTCAGACATGCCGAAAGGTACTTATGGTTTTATTTACGAAACCTTACATAAGCCAACCGGTTTGAAGTACATAGGAAAAAAAGTACTATTCTTCGAACGAAATAAAAGACTAGGCAAAAAAGCCCTTGAAGCTTTAAGATTAGAGCGCAAGGCAAAAGGTATAGGAGGTAGAACTCCACTTAAACAAAAAGTAATAACAGAATCAGATTGGAAAGAGTATTACGGCTCTCACAAAGACATATTAAAATACGTAAAAGAATCAACTAATTTAAGATCAGACTTTGAAAAAAGAATCTTAGCTTTTGTACCTAATAAAAAGCTATTAACATATTTTGAATGTAAGTACCTATTTATTAATGAAGCACTAGAGCACGATGATGTGTATATCAACGATAACGTTCTAGGAAAGTTTTATAGGAAAGACTTTAAATAATGAAACTGATAGAAATTTTAACAGAAGAGAATAGATACAACGCCGACGGTTACGACGAAGGTGCTATCAAGCTCATGGGAGATATGATTCTTCCTACTGATAAAATGGTAGTATTACAAGCAGAAGAAGATACATATAACAGAGGCCTACTAGTAACCAGTAATAAAGATAAAAGTTACGACGTAGCATACTGGGCAGATGATAAAACTAAGCCCTATCCTATCGGTATAGAAATAGACGGTAAGGAAGTATCTAAAGATGCTAAGATTATTAAATTCATGTTTCATCCAGAAATGAAATAAATTATGATTAAACTACAAGAACTAGTCGGCGTACCATCTTTAAAGTATCATTTAGACAATGGTCTCTCTTTACATGAGAATGTCTACCGTTATTCTTCTGACGCTTTTATACAATTGTTCACTGAAGCTAGAACAGCTCTTAGAGACGGTAAAATTAAACTTAACGAAGAAGATAGTTACCTAATAGAAAATACTGATATAGGAGAATACGGAGAATACAATGGTATGAAAGTACCTTTAGACCTTCCTATGATTTCTTCTGGTAAAGATCCTTTATTTGAAATTGGTTCCTTAATTGATGAAATGTTAGAGAACGAAGACTTATTAGATGAAGGTGCAGGCATAGACGAGATGATAGACTACGAACTAGTAAAAGAACTAGTTGAATCTATGGGTGCTACAATTAATATGGAAACATTTAGAAAAGCAGTAAAGCTAAATGAAGATTTAGATTACTCTGGTTTCGATATGCTAAAAGCCTCAGTAGACTATATATCAGAAGCAGAATACAAAGGAAAAAAAGTAGCTCTAAATAAACCTAAGCGTGGTGGCTCTAAAAAGTTCTACGTTTATGTAAAGAGTAAAAAAGGAAACGTTAAGAAGGTATCTTTTGGTGATACTGGATTATCAGTTAAATTGAAACAAAGAGGAGCAAGAGCATCATTTGCAGCTCGTCATAAATGTTCAACTAAAAAAGATAAAACAAAAGCAGGTTACTGGTCTTGTAATATAGGCCGTTACTGGAAATCATTAGGCGGTGGATCAAACTTCTCAGGTTACTGGTAGACCATATTCCGAAATAGAAGAGAATGGTTATAAGATAAGGGAGTTTTCTCAAGACACTTCCTCATTTGAATTTGTATGGCATAGAGACAAAGAAGATAGAATTGTTGAAGCTATAGGAAAAACAGATTGGAAATTTCAATTAGATAACGAGGTTCCTAAAGAAATAAATCGTATCTTTATACCTAAAGAGACATACCATCGACTTATTAAAGGGTCTGGTAATTTAAAAGTTAAAATTAAAGAAGTTATAGGTATTGAAAACATTCGTAATAACACTGAGTCAAAATAAAGACTCTCAGAAATCAGCTCAACAAACAATTGACTCTGCTAAAAAGGTCGGATACAACGAACCTATAGAGATTTTTGATGCCATTCTACCACACGAATGGAAAGACATACTCCCAGACGACAACAGTCATTTTAGTAGATACGGCAGACCAGATAACGTAGGAGCTTGTTTTGCATCTCATTACTCACTTTGGAAAAAATGCTTAGAGTTAGATGAACCTATCTTAATTCTTGAACACGACGCTATATTTGTTGACAACTTACCTGACATAGAATTTGATCAATGCGTTAATTTCGGTAGACCAAGCTACATAAGACCGTATGAAATGATCTATGAAGATCCAAAAGACGGTTTAAATCCATTAGTACAAGTAAATTTTCTAGGTCACCATGCGTATGCTATTAAACCATCTGCAGCAGCTCAGTTTATAAGTGATGCAGAACATAGAGAGTTAACCGCTAACGATGTATGGATAGATAAAAATACATACCCTTGGCTAGAAGAGTATAGACCTTACCCTATTATAGCAGATACTAATTTCTCAACAGTACAAACCGACTTACCAGAAGACTTACCCCTCATAAAGGAATACCTTAAAGTCACAGCCGAAGATAGCCCTCATCGTAGTTACATAGAAAAATGGTTCCCTCAAGTATTAGAGAAACAATCTAACAGGCATATAAAAGCAACCGCTGATGAACTACCAAAGGAGTATGTAGAACTTTATCCTGGCTACTGGGAGAATGATATTTATGCATGGATAAGAAAACCTATAGTAAATAATAAGTACCTCTTAGTAAGCTGGAGAATGTCAGGCTCTGAATTCTGTAAAGAGACAATAAGAGAAAACTTTCCTGAAACTACTTCATTAGACTACTGGTCTAAAAGCCATGTAGTATTAGATGGAATTGTAGAAAACAGCTTACTTACTTTAGCTGATACGAAAGTATTTATGATCATTACTGACCCTAGAGAAGTTGCTATGAATCTATTTCACTTTGATAATGGAATTCATTTACATGATAATGACTATAAAAGTGGAAGAAATAAAGGAGTATCTTTCTTGAATGAAGTTGCCGACAAACAGATAGAACTTATAACATACTATAAAAAAACCTTTGGAGATAGATGCACAGTATTGAGATATGAAGATGCGTTCTATTACCAAGATAAGTTCTTAGATAAAGTCTCTGAATTTTTAGATTCAAAACCTTTAGGGATAGATGATGTTAGAAAATATAAGAGATCCATATATAAAAACGTAGGTGACTTTAATCAATTCTTCTCAGAAGAAGATCTATCAAACCACTACAAGGAGTATAAAGCTTTTTATGACGAATGGCAATACCCAGAAAAAGGAGACATACTACACAAGTACAGCTGGGGTGACGCATCTGCAGGAGATAAAGTAAAATATTCAGACCTATTAGACAGAAATGGAATAAAGTTAATTAATAAATGTTGCTTTACAGAAACTGATAAAGAACTATCTAAGAGAGTAAAAGGACTAAATGAATTCTAAAAAGAACATTATTGTAGTATCTGCTAGAAGAAGCGGTACACATCTTCTTACTGACTTAATTGTCAATAACTTCGGGTACGAGAGTATTAACTACAATTATATCGACTACTACAAATTTACAGATGAAATGCCTATCTTTGAATCTCTTATGAATGAAAGTAGCCATCCAAAGGTTACATGGACTCATACACACGATTATAGAGATTACCTTAAATATAACCACAGTGAAGAAGATAATGCTAAGCTGAATAAGTTTTTCTTAGAATCTAAAATAATATTAGTCTATAGGGATATTAGAGATATAATAAACTCCGTATATAATAGACCCAGATATAAGAACAAATACAAATCATTTACTGATTTTTATACTAACTTTGATTACGATGGATATGAACTTACAGATCAGACGTATGATAATATTTCTGATTTACTAATTCAATACTATAAGAATTGGTATTCTGTTTATATGTCAAAAGAACTTTTAGGACTAGATATGGAAGTAGTTTCCTTTGAAGATATTATAAACAACTATAGTTCAACTTTAAATAAGATAGGAAACTTTATAGAACAAACACCAAGAGGTATAGATATTAGACTACCAAATAAAGATAAGAATATAATATATACAACTAACGACTTTAAGAGCGGCAACACTGGTGAGTGGGTAAATAACCTAGATACAGACCTCGGTATTAAATTAGGTGAAAAATATCAAGTAGACCTAGGAGCAGGTTTAGATTGTTTTTTGAACGATATAAAAATACATAAATTTCATACACCGAATAGAAAAGACTTTCAAAAGTTATCTGAGTGGACCCCTATAGAAGAAGACATAGTGCTAACATCTAAATCGATAGATATAGAAAAAAGGTATGAAGAGACATTAGAAAGATCAAGAGATTTTAGATACTACCATAAGGTGTTCTACTACGATGACTGTGTATTAAAGTTTCACTATCCTTGCAAAGCAACACTAGATAAACAGACATTTGACACCACAGTTCCTATTGCGTCTAAGCAACAGCTTTCTACTATTTTAAAGACTGATAAATTTTTATACGACAACGGAATTATTCCAAAGTTATATAATGCAGGAATTTACAAAGGAGTTTTGTATGTTGTTCAAGAAAGATATCCGATAGAAAGTGTACTTTATGAAAAATATAACTTTCACCCCAAATGGGGAGATTGGCGTTGGATTGTAGATATGGGATTCGATACAACAATGTTAAGTTATTTCTATAAAGCACTTGATAATAATATACTACTAACTGATATGTTTAGCGTATATAATTGTGCTTTAGATAAAAATGGTAATTTAAAATACTTTGATTTAGACGGTATAAAGTATTATGAATCCAAAGAAGAAATGATCAAATCAGAAGACTATAAAAATACTATAGGTATAGTAAAAGAGATATTAAATTATGGTTAAACTTACTAAAAATAATAAAGGAAGTAAGATACAAGAGATTAAATTTGATCTCCGTAATTTTGGAGCAGATAAGATCTACGTTATTCACAATGCTAAAAGCAAGCAACGTAAAGCAGATTTTGTACATGCCTGGGATCACTTCTCAGGATTTGAGTATGAATTTATAGATGCAGTTATTCCTACTGACTTTGATATAAATGAATTGATACAAGATGAACACTCAGAGTTTAAATTAGATACAGAATACTTTGACTTAGGTGATGTAAGTATTACAAAGGTTATTTTAGCAATTGCTTTTTCTCATTTTAGAGTATATAATGAAGTACATCATCTACCAAAAAATATAAAAAGAATATTAGTTTTAGAAGACGATGCTAGACCTAGTCCTGCATTAATGGAATACATCTATACAGGAGAATATAAACAATTTTTAGAATCAATAAAGAAAAGAACATTTGATTTCCTGTTCTTAGGAACAGCTGATGACATTATAAAAGGAAGAGATTATAACGAAATATTAAGAATACCAGAAACATTTACCGGACTAGCAGCGCATGCTGTACTGTACGATAGAGATACAATCAATAGGTTAGTAGATAATAAATATAAAGTTAGTTTTGCAGCAGATACTTTTCTACATTACTTATTTGATAGAGATATCTTCCCAACTGTTTACTCTCCTTACGTTTCTCTAATAGAACAGCAGCATATACAGATAGGCAGCTTCTTCTTAGATGTTGATGATCCAGACTACGAATACTCTACATCTTCTCAAGTCAACCATAAAGTGCATGAAGTAAGTGAAGAACACCCGCACATAGAGGAAGGTATGTTACAATACATTCATAAAGATTATTTTAAGAATAGAAATACAACAGTAGATTGGAACGATAGAATTGTAAAGTTTAAGTGGAAAATAAGCGAACTTCAATCCCTACTCTAACTCCACCTATTTATATAAAAGGAATACGACATGAAACTAACAGACATAATATTTGAGTACACTGATGCATATAAGAGCATTGAAGATTCTTTAGCAAAAGATATAGAGAATAAGACTAACTCTGGTGACTGTTTTGTATCTATGGGAGACTATGCCGGTGGAAGACCAGACGATGACCCGTTAAAAGATATGTCCTATGGTAAGGTTACATTTCAAACGAGATCAGACTTCGAAGAACCTCATTGGGATAAAATTAAAAGCTATGTAGAATCTAGAGGATACGACATTACTCAAGACTCTAGGTTTTTTGACGATGAACCCGGAGAAAGATACTACTATCCTACGATAAAGTTTCATTTCAAAACTCCTTCTAAATAAATATGTATGAGACTTTCACACGTTCTATTAGGAGAAATACTTTACTACGATCCAGGCTTTGAGAGAGAAGTAGATAAGATTCAAGACCAAGGCGGTAAGCATTTAGGTTCTGGAGATTATGGAGCTGCTTATTTACTTAACGGTAGAGTTTATAAAGTTACTACTGACGAAATAGAATTAGAACACGCACATCAAATAAAAGGCAAGAAGACTAATAATTTTGCTTATATCTACGACGTTGAAACTATTGAAGATAAGTTAGGTATAATACAAATGGAGGTACTAGGAGAGTTCAAAGGAGAAGTACCTGAGGAATGGGTGGATGCAGTAAATAGAGAAGCCGAACAACTTGGAATTGACCCAGATGAATTAGACATAAGACCTTCTAATATAATGGTAAATCAAAAGCAACACCTTAAGTTGATTGATATTTAATGACTATTAGCGACGCTGATAAGATTTTAAACTTCCACGACCAACATCTTACAGAGTTCTACGGTCGTACTTTTGCTGATAATATGAGATCCAATAAACAATATGGATTACAGAACCACAGTATATACAACTTCATAAAGCAAATAATAACCAAAGATATTCAGAACATTAATAAAGACTGGATACCCACAGATTGGATAAGTCTTATAGAATATGTTAAAGGAGATTATTTCAACACACATAAAGATGACTATGGTAATAAAGCAAATAAAGACCCCAACCTTTTATATTCAGCAGGATACTTATTAAATGATAAATTTGACGGAGGATCCTTTATTCTTAACGGAAAAAGACAGGTACATAAGATTGGTGAGTTGTTTTACTTTAAGAGAGATGAACTACATGAAGTAGAGCCTATTAAACTAGGTAAAAGGTACTCCTTACACTTCGGCATACAAAAAAAGACAGGTAATAAGTTGTTAATATAGATATTATTTCTTATATTGTTATATAACTAGTTACGGACAATTACATGGATTATACATTCCTACTGGGTTCTATTGAAAATTTATTGGGCAAATCCCATAAAAGAGCTCGTTCTAATCATGCTTTTCACTGCCCTTTCTGTAATCACAGGAAGCCAAAGCTGGAAATCAATATGGCAACTAACGAAGAGGGTCATAACCCTTGGGAATGTTGGGTATGTCAAACTAAAGGCCGTACAATCCGTTAGTTGCTTAAACAGTTAAAAACTACTAGGGAACAAGCACAAGACATACTTAAATATCTTCCGAAAGGATCATATATCGACTATAAGGGACTATCTATAGTAGAGCTACCTAAAGAGTTTCAACCTCTATACTCAGCTTCAACGACTTCAATTATTGCTAACTTAGTAAGAAAGTACCTATATGATAGAGGAATTACCGACAATGATTTTATTAAATATAATATTGGATACTGCACAGATGGAGACTATGGAGGACGAGTTATTATTCCAAGTTATTCTGGATCCGGCCGGCTCAATTTCTTTGTTGCAAGAACTTACGATGGCAACTACTATAAGTACAAGAATCCTGAAGCTTCCAAAGACATAATCTTCTTTGAAAAACTTATTAACTGGAATACTCCAATCGTCTTATGCGAAGGAGTGTTTGACGCTATTGCTATCAGACGAAACGCTATTCCTATACTAGGAAAGAGCCTCTCTACTTCATTATACAAGAAACTAATTACTAGTGAAGTAAAAGATATATACATTGCTTTAGATACAGATGCAAGAAAAGCTGCTATGAAAATAGCAGAACAATTAATGAATCAAGGAAAAAGAGTTTTCTTTGTGGACCTATTGGATAAAGATCCAAGTGATATGGGGTTTGAATATTTCACAAAACATATACAACAAGCAGAAGAGTTAGATTTAACAAAAATGATGCTGCACAAATTAGACCTATGATAAAACAAGGTATGAACATTCTAAAAGAGAATGCTAAAAAAAGACTGGACTTTAACCCAGAACTAAAACAGATTAATTTTTTAGACCGTAGAGTCTATAAGAGAAGCGAAGGAGTATATTACCCGTCCGTAACAACTATACTCCAGTATATGCCCAAAAATAAGTTTTTCGAATCATGGATGAAAGACGTTGGGCATAACGCTGATCTTATTATGCGTAGAGCAGGTAAGCAAGGTACACAGGTACATGAGGCAGCTGAAAAGTTAGTTGAAGGAGAAGAAGTACAGTGGATGGATGAATACGGCAATGCTAAGTACTCTCAAATAGTATGGGAGATGATCCTTAAGTTTGCTGATTTCTGGAAAGAATACAAACCTGAACTAATATCCTCAGAGCAATTTGTTTGGTCTGACGAACATAAGTTTGCTGGTACAGCAGATATAGTATGTAAAATGAATGGCGAAACTTGGTTAATTGATATTAAGACATCTAACAGTATACATAAATCTTATGACTTACAGTTAGCTTCTTATGCAAAAGGCTTAGAAGAGAGTAGAGGTATTAAGATTGATAGAACAGCAGTACTATGGTTAAAAGCTCACTCAAGAGGTCCTTCTAAACAGAAAAACGTAATACAAGGTAAAGGATGGAAACTGTTGCAAATAGATGAAATAGATAAGAACTTTGAGCTATTTAAATTGATCTATAAACTCTATGCATTAGAAAACCCAAATACTGAACCTATTTATAATAAGTACCCAACAGCAATAAAAGTATAATATATGAAAGACTCAGTAAATTCGTTTTTAAGAATAGCAGTAATATACCTAACAGTAATATTTTTAGCAGCATGCAGTTCATTGCAGTTTAAATATACTACTCTAAACCACGCAGGATATATTGATGGAATTTACAACAGTCCTTCTACAGTCAAAATAGATACTTTATCTTACTCTCAATTCAAATGGAAGATTAGAACTGATTTTCAATTTAGATATGACTATGCTCAATACGCTTTAAGCCAACCTACATCGTTCGATTGGAATAATAGACTACTAGGATTCAGAACCAATAGATATAATTATTGGAGTCCTTATACGGGATATAATTACCACTGGAATAGAACACAGATGTGGACTGATTGGGCTTGGGATTATCCTTGGTTTACACCTAATAGGTGGTCAATGTTTGGATACGATAGGTGGGGGTATAGTAATTGGCATTATAATTATGGATGGAACCACCCTTTCTATAGTAACCCTTATAACTGGAATTACCGACCTAATTATAATAGAAGACCAAATGTAGCTTATATTAACGGTAGAAGAGGTTCTAATAATGTAATAAATAACCGTACAAATGTAAGAGTTAATCAACCAAGATCAGCTACAGTTGGTAACACATTAACAGAACCAAGAAGAATAATAATTAACAAAGATGATCAAACTATCAGAAATACTCCTAGAGTCTACCAAAGGCCCGAAAGCAGTAATAATGGCAGGAGGAGCGGGATCAGGCAAAACATACCTACTCAACCAACTAGGGTTAGACAGCCTTCTCAATCTCAACCCCGACAAATACGTCGAGGATCCCAACCACCCGTATTACAACAAACTAGGACCAGCGGCCAATCAAGTAGCCAAGGACGCAGCAGCAGCAGCAGAAGAAAAAACTAGCTTTGTATGGGATACAACTGCATCTGGTGCTAGATTTGAAAAGCAGCTAGATGACTTGTTAGCCAAGAAATACCAAGTCTACATGGTAATGGTGTACGCTCATCCTATGATATCTTATATATCTAACTTTCAAGGTAGAGAGAGAAATATACCAAGTGATGCCGTATTCTCTACTTGGAGAAATGTATACCAAAAGATAGAAGACTATAATAAAAAACTTAAAGGTAACTTATCTATATTTGTTTCTGACAGAGGCGGTAAGTTTAAAAAAGAAATAGAAGGCTTTGACACAGCAGCTAAAAACGGACTATCAGGAGTAAGAGATTACCTTAAAGGATACAACGAAAAGAATGATATAGGAGGTTCCTCTTTCTTTAAACCAGTAGAAATGACCTCAGACGAGGAACAAGAGTTTAAGAAACACGTTGGTAGTATAGATTGGGATAGAGATAATAGATCAGAAGATAAAGCTATTAAACAAGCCTTTTTAAAAGCATATAAAAAGAATGGAGTAGGTCCTGGCCAAGATAAACTTAAGGACGCAGTTAAAAAATATAGAGAGTCATCTGCTAAAAGAAAAGAAGCTGCTGATGCAGTATTGGATAATATAATCGATATGATTTATAATCCTACATTCCAGGCAAAGCTACAGCATTCTACACCATCAGAAATAGACTCTAAAGTTCAATCATTCTTAGCATGATAGCATTATATCCAGGAGCATTTAAACCACCTCACCGAGGTCATTTTAACGTTATCAAGTCTTTACTTGATGGCTCTTATAATGGATCTATATATGATAAGGATAACTACAAAGAAAAAGGAGCAGATCTATTAGGTGGCAGAGCTAACGAAAAACCCGACATTAGTAAGGTTATCGTATTTGTTGGAGGCGGCGAGAGAAACGGTATAACAAAGGAAGAGTCGATGGCAATATGGCAAGTCTATGCTAAACATTTAGGTAATGTAGAGATATTAGACGGTCAAAAGAACCCTATGTTTGCTTCTAAAGATTATGCACAAGCTAGCCCTGATGAAGAGTTCGTAGCAGTAACTGGAATTAGAGGAGATCAAGACTTTGTTGATTTAAGAAGAGTAACAACTTATAAAAATGCCCCTAACGTCCAAGGACTAGCTTTAGCATCAGCTCCTGGCTCAGGAATTAGAGCTACAGACTTTAGAAAAAGCATACTATCTGGTAACTTAGACGATATTATAGATTTCTTTCCAGAAGCGTTATCACAAGAGGAAATACTTAATATACTAACAGATTTGAAAGACAAGATAGTAGCAGAGATTTTAGGATCTAATATAGAAGGCTTTGTTGAAGGGTACTTTAACTCACAATTAAGCGAAGATACTCAGATTACAAGTAAAAAATTAGAATTAAAAGACTATATTACCTCTCTAACCGAGTATATGTTAGATAAAGGTATGAAAATAACTCCTTTACCAGAGTTAAAACTACGTCAAGATGAGGATAATGCTGCTAACTTCTTTGGTAGAACAGCTCATTACGATCCTAACATTAAAGAAATCGTATTATACGTTACAGGTAGACATAATAAAGATATAGTAAGGTCTTATTCACATGAGATGATACATCATATGCAAAACCTTAGCGGTAATATAGGACAAGTTGATACTTCCAATACTAATGAAGACGAACACTTAATGGAGCTTGAAAAGCAGGCTTACCTAGAGGGTAATATAACCTTTAGAAACTGGGAAGATTCACTTAAATAAGTTGCCTCCCTGAATAATTTTTCGTATATTTAAGTATTAAATAAAGGTTATATGAACAGACAAGAAGTAGCAGAAGTAGTAAAAGAAGTTTATCCTAGTATAGAAAAACACTACGGATATTCTAGGTATTCTCCTGAATGTACTCCTTATATTGAATTGCATCATAACATATATGCTAGATATAGTGGAGAAGCAGAAGCTGAAGGAGAGCAAGATGACTGTCATGCTGAATATGATAGGATAGATAACTCAATAGTTATATACTACCCTCAAATGAAAGACAGAAATCACATTATTCAGACATTAGTTCATGAATATCAACATTATCTTCAGTCGCCTTTGTGGATGCAAAGATATTACAGTATGGGATATAGATATGACAATCACCCTTACGAAATAGCAGCATATAAAGAAGAAGAAAATTATAAAATATTCGCATGAAAAAAAGTATAGTAGATTTATTAGAAGCTTATCCACTTCCAGAACAAAAGGATAAACCGCCATATAAGATATATTGCGATATGGACGGCGTACTAACTAATTTTGAATCAAGATTCGAACATTATAGTGGTATGCATCCACAAGATTACGAAAAGAAGTATGGATTACCTGCTTTCTGGGAACTTATAGATGTTAAAATCGGAGTTAAGTTCTGGATAGGTATGGATTGGATGCCCGACGGTAAAAAACTTTGGGACTTTATATCACCATATCAACCGGACTTATTAACTTCTCCTTCTAGAGACAATGCTTCTAGATTAGGTAAACAACTTTGGGCTAAGAATAATTTGAGCCCTAAACCTAAAGTAATAATGGCATACTCTAAAAGTAAACAAAACTACGCTAACGAAAATAGTATATTAATTGATGATAAAAAGTCTAATATAAACGAATGGAGAGCTGCTGGAGGAATTGCCTTTAGAGTTAGAAAAGGAGATATATCAGATGCTATCGAAGGATTAAAAAAATTAGGATATGAGTAGAGATTCTTTACTAAAGAAAGAGTTTAAAGAAGCAGATGTAAAGAGAGTAAGAAACTTAGTTAATAAGGACTTTACTTCCAGCATAAAGCAACAAGCTGGTTATACTAAGATAAAAGGTAGGTATAAAGAAGGTGATGTATGGGAAGAATCCGGTAAGGAATGGACTATAAAAAACGGTATAAAGCAGAACATCACAAAACTAGACTCAGCTAAAAAAGCAGTTAGGTTACCATTAGCATGCCCTAGATGTAGCAATAGGATGAAGAAGCGGTTAGATAAAAAGATGTATAAGGTACATGGCTTTTGTTTTGACTGTGTTGTTGACTTTGAGGCTAATTTAAAGCAAGCAGGACTATATGAAGATTACGAGAAGAAAATGATGTCCGGTAACATAAAAGAATTCATTGTAGACATAGAAGCCTGGGTAACAGAATCACTTCAAGATAAGATTACTATGGTAACGGAAGCAGGTGATAAAGAAAGCTGGGGAGGAATGTCTGACGACTATAAGGATAAAATTACCGAAGATCTGCAAAAATATATATCGCGTTTAAGAAAACACGTAATTTAGTTGTATTTATAAGTAATAGTAAACAAGGACTATAATTACCAATTATGACTCAAAAGCAAACATTAGACGCCGTATTAGGGGAATTGAGATTCATCAAAAAGCATATGCCTAACGGCGAGATGAAAATCATTCAAAAAGATCTTGAAGCTCTTAAGGAAGATGTATCAGATTTAAAATATACATTACTGAACCCAGATAACGGAGTAATTGTAAATACGAATAAGAATACAGAATATATCACTGAAATGAAAGCAGGTAAAGAAAAATTTACTGATCAAATGCTTGAATTAGAAGATATTAAAAGATGGAAAGCCGGAGTATCTAAAGCACTTTGGATTATATTCGGTACTTTAGCAGCTATTGTAATTAGGATGTTAATAATGCATTCAGAAAAAGGATAGTAGTAATGAAAAACTTTATACAAGCACTTAAAGAACTTCAAGAAGAAAAACCAGGACTATGGGCTAACATTAGAGCTAAGAGAGCTAGAGGTGAAAAACCTGCTCATAAAAACTCTAATGCTCATAAAGATGCAGTTAAAGCAGGTAATAAATTAAAACCATAATCAATGCCTGCGAAATTAAAACCATCAGTTAAAGAATACGTTAAAGATGCTAGAGGTAGAATGACTAGTAAATTTGCATGGAAACATTATACACCATCAGCTACCTCTACAGAAGAGTTAAAAAAATTACTAGTTAGCCCAAGTTATAAAAAGAAGAAGAATATCATCTTAAGAGAATTAGCTAAAAGAAAATGACAAGATTAACATTAGCACAAATGATCGGAGAGATACTTGCTACCGAAAACTTCAAAGATGGAAAGAAGAAAGGTAAGTCAAGACCAGGTCGTGTAAAAAAGTCTGGTGCTAGTTGTAATGGTTCTGTTACTGACCTTCGTAGAAAGGCTAAGAATGCATCTGGTGAAAAAGCTAAGATGTATCATTGGTGTGCTAATATGAAAGGCGGTAAAAAATGATATTGACAAATTCAAAACTACGTAGCGAACCTAATTTTCTAGACCCTATTGAGGAAGTAGAAATATTAAGAGATACAACTTGCGTAGATTTATTTGATCAAAACGGATATCATTTAACAAAAGCTGAACAAGCTTTCTTAACTCGCAACGGCTATTCCCCTATTGAAAGAAGACATGAAGATTGTCTAAGACATGATTGGTTGGTATGGGATAAAAAAGACGGAGCTCATTTTAACCACTCAGACTTATTTGAAAGAAAAGGTTTTGCAGACCAGGCTTTAGAGCAATTACAAGTACATGCAGAAGAATATAACCCTATGCTGTACAAACTAATTAAAATGAAGCCTAAATGGGGAATAGATATATCAATAGATTATGTCTCTCCAGATGCTGTTTTTGAAGTCTTCCATTACGAATGGGATGCTTTTGAATATGATGCAGTAATAGAAAAGAAATTAGAAATTGAGCAATTCGTTCTTAATCAAGATTGGGATGATATTGCTATTAAATTATGGAAAATTAAAGACCAATGGATTAACTTAGATTTTTTTAATCAAACTCAATGGCGCACAAACTACTTTGGATTATCTCCTGAGAAGTTCAAGAACGTTATTTGGGAGAGTTAGTCTATTTATACTTATATACGTATATATAACAACCGCTCATTATGACTTACAATGAAATTAAACGTCGTCTAATTAAGTGTGAGAAGACATTAGCTCTTTTTCAAGCAAAGGACTTATCTAATTCAACACCAGAAGAAAGACAACAAACCCAAAAGAATATTATCTCAGTTAATGAATCTATAGTAAACTACAAAAAGATTCTTAAAGAAGGTAGTAAAACCTATATCCTCACCCCTAAATCAGGACAAACCTCAGCAGCATCATTATCTGATGATGAAGTAGATGCTCTAAAAGATGCAGATGATATTAAAGGTATCAAGTCTGCTGACGGAGAAGAAATAAAAGAGAGGTTAAAGAAGAATAGCGGAGTAGAATTTTCAGTAGAAGAAACAAAGTCAATTGCAAAGCAAGTAGGTAAAGCAGTAGCTATGTCTCTAAAAGCAGTAGGCGATGCTGTAAGAACTATGAGAGCTACTCATATAGAAGAAAATTCATTTGATGTTGAAGTAGATTATAAAAACGGTTCAGATGATGCATTTTCTTTTCATATCATAGACGATACATTACATTTAGCTGATTTTAGTTTCGATAAAGAACTAGTAGATGTAGGAGTTAAACCTTCAGGAGAAGCTATAGTTAATGTAGACGTATTATCTAACGAATTACAAAAACATTTCAAATCTTTAAATGAGAAGCTTAGCTATAACGGTAGAGAGTTTAGTCATGAAGAAGAAGATAGATTAGATTTAATTGCTCACAGAGTATTTAAAAATGATTTTAGTAAGTTATCTGATGAAGATAAAGCTAAGGTATTTGCTTCTAGAAGTAAAGTAGGAGTTGAAGAAAGCGACGTTAAAGAATCATATACAAAAGAAAAATTATTAGCTTATCTAGGTCAAGCAGACGATGCTATGATTAGAACTTATGATGATAAGTACTTAATTATATATAATCCAAAGAATGGTAACGACGATAATGCTGCAATGTGGCATGACGATACTGTATTTGGTGTAGATCAAGATGGAGGAGAACATGAAGTAAGATATGATCAAATAGATGGCTTTCAATTAGAAGGTTATGATCCAGATCAAGAACAGAAAGATGATGAAGAAGATCATGGAGTAGGTTACGACGACGAAGGACGTCCATTAGGTGAAGGTGAAGGAGACGACCACCACTACTTAAAGGTACCTAGTGCAGATTATAAAAAAGCAGCATCTATATTAGATCAAAACATTGACCCTACTTACGTTAAAATGGATGTAGTCGATAACGATGGAGCTGGTAATGTAATATTCTACTTCATATTTAAACATGAAGACGGCTTTGACGATATGTACGATGACTCTGGAGATACAGACTCAGAGTTCTACCAAGAACCAGAAGAAGACGGTGGAGCATTTGTATACGATGCTGTAATGGATTTACGAGCTAACGATATTACTGTAGTAGATTCTTCTGCTGAGATGGATGAAGCAATAGATATTAACGACCCTGTCTTAATGAAGATGAGAGTCGCTAAAAAGAGAAATGCCGATCTTAAGAAAGTAGATCAAATGCACGCTCGTGATAGAAAAGATCAAAGAATAAACGGTAAGAAGAGACTCTTAATTAAACAGCTTAAAGATAAGAGAGCTGAGATAGAAAGAGAGATGGAGAATGATCCAGAAATTGAAACAACCGGAGGACCAGTAGCTGATAGATACGGTGATATGTTAAATAAGATTGACAACGCTATTGAAAAAGCAGCAGGCAGAATTAAGCCTGTAGATTACGATACGGCAGTAGGTAAAGTATCAGAAGATGAAGAAGAGGATGCTAGAAACGATGCTGATTATGAAGCTGGCTGGCATGATGATCCAAGAAAAGATGAAGCATCTGGCGATGGTCAGTTAGTTACTTTCGGATACGATTTAGATATGATACAACAAGTAGTTGATCATTTACAGAAAAAATATAAAGAAGGAGAAGATTTTGAATTGCATGTAGGTAGAGGAGATACTCATCCTAACGCAGTAACTTTAAAGAATCCAGCATTAGAAAAGGATTATGATTTAAACGATATGTTGAACGCAGCACAAAGTGACGAGGATCGATATGATGCTTACACAGACGGTGCAGATACCGATTACGCTAAACGTAGAAAAGAAGGAGACGATTATTACGAAGATCCAGACTACTATAGAGAATCAAAACAACACCCTTCAAAAGGAGATAGAGGAGGAGCTAAAAAGATACAGAAAGCATATGATTTAGTAATCACTTTGATGAAAGATCTTGCTAAGAAGTATAAAGCAGGAGATAAATCAGTTGTTGATCAACTTAAAACTCTTACTATCACTAAAAAGAAATTAGAAAAACAATTAGATACAGCAGTAGCAGGTACTAATATGGATCAAGATATAGACGAAAAGAAGATAAATGAGTATGCTTCTAGAGATTTAGATGAAATATTTGGAGCATTAGGATACAGACAAGGCTTTGACGAGTTTATAGAAGATAATCCTGGATGTGTAGAAGTAATAATGGAATGGATAGGAAGCATCAGAGACTTTCAACGTAAGCTTTCAGATGAATACTCTAAAGAAGAGTTAGAAAACTTAGGATTCTATTATGGAGATGATGACGATGAGTATAACGAATCACTTGACGAATCACTCAACCCAGAAGTATCAAATAAAGTAGCTCAGTTTATTAAAGCAATGGCTAAGAGATACGGCTATGAAGAACAAGATGCTGTATATGCTATCATGGCTGCATTAAAACAAAGAGATTTTGATGGAGTAAATGAGAAAGATTCTTACAAAGGCAAACATCAAGGCTCTAACTACAAATGGCCAATGTCAAAGGCAACTAAAGATAGAAAAGAGGCAGATAAAAAGACATTAAAAGAATTCACAGATGATAGATTTAAAGGTTCAGAAGTAATAGATAATGCTAACGAAAGAGGTCCTGATATGTTCGGTAAAGGAATATTTGCAGATCTATTACCTAAAGGAGTAGCTAGTGAAAACGATGCAATTGAAGCTTTAAAGAAACATGATAAGAGCGGTATTAAAACAAGAATGGGTCGATACGCACCAATGTTTGTTCACATGCAATATCATGAATTAGAGCATGAAGGTGAAAAATATAGAATGCATCAAAAACAGTACTACAATAGTAACTTTAAAGATAAAGACCCAGACTTCAATCCTGCAGTATCAGAAATCACCTTAATGAAAGTAGATGAAAATGATGAGGGTAAAAATTTAGGTACCATCTTAGTCAAAACAGATCAATACGTACAAGACTTAAGAAACTTACCTGGACTAGGAAAGAGACATATGGAAGAAGCTACTAGAAAAGACTTAGGAATGAGTTCATCAATATCTAAAAGTAGAGCAAAAGCTCATTTAAAGAGCCCGTCTAATGACGGTTCTAAAGTATACGGATTAGATAAAGACGGTAAGAGAGTTCATATTAAGAGTATCAATGACGTAGATAAATTTAAGAAGTTTGAATTAGATGCTGACTTGGAAGAAGCAGGTCCTGGATTTAAACATGATTGTGCAGCACATGTTGTACATGAAGTATATGGAGCAGGTATTTGTTTAGACGAACAACATACTTTAGTTAAAGAAGGTAATAAGCATGTAGTTACTCACTATGACGTATTCTTTAAGAAAGGAAATAGATTAGTAGAAGATGTTCCTGCTGAACACTTAAAAGTGATCACTATGAATGAACACTGGCATAAAGGCTACAAAAAGAAAAAGAAGTAAGATATGCATAAACTAGAAAAACTCATACTAGAGGCTTACTCAGATGTCATTAACGAAATGTCTGTAGCAGCTATCGAACAAAAAGGCGGTACTGTACAGTGGGAAGATATTTCTGATGCACAGAGAAAAAGTATTGTCAAAAGATACGGTGAACCTAACTATAACGGTGAACATGATTTTTTCAACCAGGCCATGGACACTTACTTTAAAGCTACAGAAAAAAATACTGAAACAGGCAGTATAGGGCATAAGATACTTAGACTACCTTCTTTCGGCTCATTATATAAGAACTTCGCTGATATCATTAAAGACATTAAAAAACTAATGGGCTCTGATGATGTTAGAACAGATCAAGCTGCTAGAGAGTTATTTGAGTTAATTAAAACTAACTTTAGAAAGATACAAAGATACTTAAGAACAGAAAGACCGGAACAATACAACTTACTTAAACTACAAAGAGTAAGTGAAGTAATGACCTCTAGGTTAAATGAATATAAAACAAGTCTAAGTTTAAATGAGTCGTTAATTGATTCCTTAAACGAAGAAGAACCTACACCAGAAGAAGAACCTGATACAGAAGCTCCAGAAGAGACTGTATTAGAAGACGCTACTGATGAAATCCTGGGAAAGTTCCCAACATTAAAAAAAGCAATTGTTAAGTTACAAACCGGACAGTTTAAGGAGTTCGTTGAAAGCATCGACTGGATCTCACCGAGGCCATCGTCTTTCAGGGTGAACATTAAAAACGGACAATCCTATATCCTTAAATGGACAGGAACTGGGTTTGAAGCACAAATACTTGGTAAACGTTACTATATCGATAAGATAGACGAATATCAACAAGCTTTAGATAAGTTGGCTAGACTTTACAAAGAAGGTCCTATGAGCGGGGCTGGAGAAGGAGAGCCCGCTGATACTGATTCCGGAAGCGGAGGAGGTGGAGGCGGTGACTTCCCGGGTGGAGAAGGCGGAGCCGAAGGCGGTGAAGAAGGTGGAGCTGATGTAGACGCTTTAGGTGGAGATGATGCCGGAGGTGAAGAAGGCGGAGCTGACTTAGGTGGAGAAACTATTGACTTCGAAGACGGAGAAGAACCAGAAGCATAATGAACCTTATAGATAGAGTCATACTAGAATGGTCCTATAAGACCAAAAAAGGATATCCTGACATTAACAGTCAAGAGGATATGGCTTTGTTTGAATCTATGTTTGGTTTTAACTTAAACGAAGCTTATACTGAATTTCCTACCTCAACTGATCAAATAAGTAATCCTAAAGTAGCAGAGCTTTTTAAAATTGTAAAAGCATTTCCTGGATTAAAAATAGAAGATCCTATAGCAATAGATCCTAATAAAAAGAATCACCCTAAAATAACAAGAGCTTTAAAAACTAATAATAATTTTATATCTCATTTAGAAAAAGGTTTAGGAATAGAAATAGAAGATGCTAACGAAGTAATAAAATGGAACGGTCTTTCTATTGAATTTGGAGAAGGATCAAGAGGAGGAAGAGGTTCAAATAGTAAAGGTTTATCTTTTGAAGCAGAAATCGCTGCTGATCTTAATAATTTTAAAGCAGGAAACGAACAATATACTCATGAAGGTTTAGTAAAAGAAATGATTAAAGAGTTTGATTTGAATCCTACTAACTTCAAAGTAATAGAAGAAGGAGGTGAAAATAAAAGAAGACCTTTAGTATTTACAGATAAAGGACCTATAGTAGGTCATTCAGGAGAAAATATAGCAGATACTTTAACAGATTTAACTATTGATAAATCCGGTACTAAAATTTACATTTCGTTAAAGTTTGGCGGTACATTAACTTTCTTTAACGCTGGAGTAGCTGCAACAGTATTCCCGAAAAGTGATTTCGCAGACGGTAAAATAGAAACCCCTAATGGAGTTGCATTATTAGATACGTTTGGAATTGATAATGAATTATTTTGTAGAGTATTTAATGAATATAAAGAAGACGGTACCGGTACTAATTTTTCTGAATACCATAGAGCTACTAACGATTTTGATAAAGACAAATTATTTAATTTAGTAGAAAGCGGAATAGGTACAGGGTACTATATGCTTAAAGGAGGTAGAAAGACTGAATTCTTTTTTGTAGGGGACGATTATAATAAAGCAGCTTCTCAACCTACTTCCGGTATTGAGATACAATATGGAGGGAAATCAGGAATAGGAAAAAGAATAGATATTGTATTTGAATCTGAAAAATATAGGTTTAAAATCAATATTAGAAATAAACAAGGCAAATTGTACCCATCACATATAATGTGTGATTATAAAGCAAAGTAGTTATGGCACAAGATATAAAGAAAATAATAGCACAGGAGTATATTAAGTGTGCTAAAGATCCAGCCTATTTCATGAAGAAGTATTGCTATATACAGCATCCTACTCGTGGCCGTATCTTATTTAACTTATATCCATTTCAGGGTAAAGTATTACACTTATTTAAAGATCATCAATACCTTATTACTCTTAAGTCAAGACAGCTTGGTATTTCTACTTTAGCTGCTGCTTATAGTTTATGGTTGATGTTATTTCATAAAGATAAGAACGTATTAGCATTAGCAACAACTCAAGCAACTGCACGTAACTTAGTTACAAAGACGATGTTTATGTATGATCAGCTACCTAAATGGTTAAAGCTACCTGCATTAGAGAAAAACAAATTATCACTGAGACTTAAAAATGGATCTAAAATTACAGCGAAATCATCTAATGCTGATGCAGCAAGATCCGAAGCGGTATCGCTCTTACTTATTGATGAGGCCGCCTTTATTGATAACATTGACGAAACGTTTGCAGCTGCTCAACAAACACTAGCTACAGGTGGACAATGTATGGCACTATCAACTCCTAACGGTATTGGTAACTGGTTCCATCAAACTTGGGAAAAAGCAGAAAGCGGTGAGAATTCATTCTTACCTATTAAATTACCCTGGACAGTTCATCCTGAGAGAAATGAAGCTTGGAGAGAACAACAAAATGCAGATTTAGGACCTAAGATGGCAGGACAGGAATGTGATTGTGATTTCTTAGCATCCGGTGATACGGTATTTGAACCAGATGATATGGCTTTCTACGAACAAACCTACCAGAAAGATCCTTTAGAAAGAAGAGGAGTTGATGGTAATTTCTGGGTATGGGAAGGAGTAGACTATACTAAATCGTATATGGTTGTAGCAGATGTTGCTCGAGGTGATGGAAGAGATTATTCTGCATTTCACATATTTGATATAGAAACTGCTACTCAAGTTGGGGAGTACAAAGGTAAAATAGCTCCAAGAGATTTTGGTAATATGTTAGTAGGAATTGCAGCAGAGTACAATGAAGCATTGCTAGTAGTTGAAAATGCTAATATAGGTTGGGCTACTATAGAACAGGTAATGGAACGTGAATATCGTAACTTATTCTATAGTGCAACTAATAACATGGAGACAGTAGAGACTTATATGCATAAGTTTGAAAGAGATAAATTAGTACCAGGCTTTACAATGTCAGCTAGAACTAGACCATTAGTAATAGCTAAGATGATAGAGTATATAAGAGATCATTCTGCAACTATACAATCAAAAAGACTTATGTCTGAAATGAGAGTATTTGTTTGGAAAAACGGAAAAGCACAAGCACAAGATAGGTATAACGACGACCTTATCATTTCATGTGCAACTGCACTATATGTAAGAGATACTGCACTTAGATTAAGACAGCAAGGAATAGACTTAGCAAGAGCACAGCTATCTTCTTTTAGTAACCTTAATGCTAAAAACAAAGCAGTCATTAAATCAGTTGGATCCCAACAAAATAATCCTTATATTGTAGATAATGGTCGTACAACAGAAGATATCAGTTGGATATTAAAATAGACTATTTATATAAAAATATATTTTAGATGGCAGATACATCATTGTTCGGAAGACTTCAGAGACTATTTTCTAACGACGTAGTTATTAGAAACGTTGGTGGAACGCAGTTAAAAGTAGCGGACACACAATCAATACAGACTACAGGTAAAGTTAAGACTAATTCTTTAATGGATAGGTTTACTAGACTGTACACGTATAATAAAGCTAACATCTTTAATCCTAACCTAAACTACCAGACACTTAGGATTCAGTTATATTCTGACTATGAAGCAATGGATACAGATCCTATCATAGCATCAGCACTTGACGTAATTGCAGATGAAGCTTCAGTAAAAAATGATCAAAACGAAGTTTTAGCAATTAAATCTTCAGATGAAAATATACAGAGAGTTCTTTATAATCTATTCTATGACGTATTAAACATAGAATTTAACTTATGGTCTTGGACTAGACAGATGTGTAAGTATGGAGACTTTTTCTTGAAGTTAGAGATAGCAGAGAAGTTTGGAGTATATAACGTACTTCCTTATACTGTTTATCATATTGCTCGTTTAGAAGGACATGATGAAGAGAATCCTAATAAAGTAGAATTCGAATTAGATCCTGACGGAATAGCAGCATCTACAGATACTAACTACTTACCTAATAGTAAGCAGTCAAGTAGAATAAAAATAGATAATTACGAAATGGCTCACTTCAGATTAATATCTGATGTACATTACTTACCTTACGGTAGATCTTATTTAGAGCCAGCAAGAAAGATATTTAAACAAACTACATTAATGGAAGATGCGATGTTAATTCATCGTATAATGAGAGCACCTGAGAAGAGAATGTTCTATATTAACGTAGGTTCAATTCCTCCTAATGAAGTAGAGCAGTTTATGCAGACTACTATTAACAGTATGAAGAAGACTCCTTATGTTGATCCTAATACAGGACAATATAACTTGAAGTTTAACATGCAGAATATGATGGAAGATTTCTATCTACCAGTCAGAGGAGGAGATACTTCAACAAGAATAGAGACAACTAAAGGCTTAGAATATGATGGTACTACTGACGTACAATACTTACAGGCTAAGTTATTTGCTGCATTAAAGATACCTAAAGCTTACTTTGGTTACGAAGGTGACTTAAGCGGTAAAGCTACTTTAGCGGCAGAAGATATACGATTTGCAAGAACAGTAGAAAGAATCCAAAAGATAATGGAGTCTGAATTAACTAAGATTGCATTAGTACATTTATACACACAAGGTTTTCAAGGAGAGAGTTTAACTAATTTTGAAATTAAACTAACTACACCATCAATCATCTTTGAACAAGAAAAAGTAGCACTACTTAAAGAGAAAGTAGACTTAGCTGCTCAAATGCAAGATTCTAAATTATTCTCATCAGATTATATCTATGAAAATATATTTGATCTATCTGAAGACTCTTATATGGAAATGAGAGACTTAATGATTGAAGATGAGAAACGTAGATTTAGAAGAGCACAAATTGAAGGTGAAGGGAACGATCCAGCTAGCTCAGGTATGACTTATGGTACACCACATGATTTAGCATCTATGTACGGTAGAAGATCAACATCTACTCCTAAAGGAGGTAGCGCTAATGAAGTTCCAAAAGGCTACGATGAAACTCCTGATTGGGGACAGCCTGGACCAGAAGGTGGTAGACCTACAGAAAAAGCATCCGTATATGGAACAAATGATGCCTTAGGAGGAAGAGATCCTCTAGGACAGCATGGCATGAAGGGTGGATTCCCCAGCGATGCAGATAACGTAAATGAAACGAAAGCCAAATCAATATTACATCGTCAACTTAGTGACTTAAAACAGATTGTCTTTAAAAAAGACAGTGATAAAGACACTTCTAGTCTACTAAGTGAAGAGAACATTAAAGATTTAGGTAAGTAGTGCATATTTATAATAGTAAACGTGTATAATGAAAATAAAGCATTCCAAGTATAAAAATACTGGGCTAATATTCGAATTATTAGTCAAGCAGATTGCCGCTGATACTCTTAGTAATAAGAATTCACCGGCTGTAAGCATTATACGAGAGTATTTCGCGAATAGATCTACATTAGCCAAAGAATATAAGATGTATAGTCTTGTAATCAAAGCAAATGGAGTAGCACAAAGAAAAGCAGAAGCTATTCTTTCTACAATAACTGAAGTATCTAGAAAACTAGATCAAAAGCTACTTAAATCACAAAAATATAAACTTATCTCTGAGATTAAGAAACATTATAACTTAGAGGAGTTTTTCAGCATATCGGTAAGAGACTATAAAGCTCTTGCTGCACTATATTGTCTACTAGAAGCACAGAATAATGCAGAAATGGTAGACCCACAATATTTAGTAGATAATAAGTTAACAATATTAGAGCACCTTACTGCGGTAAAGCAAAACGAGGATAGCGTAAAGGATACCTTAATAGAAGAGTATTCGAAGTACGATAAGGACTTAAGATTGTTAACTTTTAAAATATTATTAGAGAAGTTTAACGATAACTACAAGAACCTACTACCAGAACAAAAGTACATACTTAAAGAATTTATTACCTCAGTTAACTCAAAAGCACGTTTACGAAACATTGTTAATGAGGAGTTAAATAAAATATCTGAACAAGTAGGTAAATTTGCTAATAAAGTAAAAGATAAGGTAGTTAAGATTAAATTAGAAGAAGTTTCTAAAGCAATTGTTCCGTTAAAGAAGACTGATGCGATAAGTGATAGCCACTTAGTTAACTTGATGCAGTATTACGACCTAGTAAATGAACTTAAGACTCTATAATGAAGAGATCAGAAGTAGTATCATTAGTTAGAGAAGTAATGCAAGAGTTAGACGAAGCAAACGTTACTGGCGGTTCAGCTACATTTACTCCTGGACAAGGAATGAATTATGCTACTCCTTTCGCTTTTGGGAATGCAAAAAGAGCTAAAAAGACATTAAAGAAACAAGGATACAAAGAAGTATAAACATGACAGCAACTGAAAAATATAACTCCGTACTAGAAGGCTCAATGGCTAAAGGGGAGTTCTTACGCCAAATGAAGCAAGCGTTCCCTAACTATTTAACAGTATCTAATGGATTCGACGATTCAGTACAGATTCTAAAGAATAGAGGAATGATTTCTGAAAATCAACTAAAAGATATCAGACACATAAAATCACCAGAAGATAATTTCTCTTTGACTAGTATTGATAGAGGAGTTAACTATGAACTGAATAAAGCTGGTATTGATTCTTCTGGAGTTGTCACAAAAGAACAGTACATTAAAGCTAGACAGCAAACTATCCTTAACTTACAAAAAGATCAAGCATTCTATTACAACCTTATGGCTGGTGAATCAGCTAAAGTAGATAAGCATGATAAGATGAAGGAAACTAAAAGAGGAGCTAAAGACGCAGATACTTTTAATGCAATGAAGAAAGCTACTCTAAAAGAAGATATAGATCATACTTTAGATCCTTATGAAGATAAAAAAGAAATAGTAAGACAGGTAATTGATTTAGTCAAAAGAGAAAAATCAGTACCTACTTCTATTGCTGTAGATTTTATTAAAACCCACTACGAAGACATTATTAACTTACGAGACGATCAAGCTATATTAGACGAGTTTGAAGAGTTCTTCTCAGTCAACTACGAAAGCGGTACTGACTACATGGAAGAAACAGACGCTTACGATAATGACGAGGAAACTCAAGACATGATCGATAAGATGAGAAAAGATGGTAAAGATGCAGATGACTTTGTAGACGAAGATGGTATGGATGCAGCTCAAATGGATGCTATAAAGAATTACACACCAGGAAGTATGGACGAACGTCCTCATGAATATAAGCCTGGTGATATGTTCTCTACTGACTTCGATTACGAAGGTATGCTTAAAGCAGGTCTTAAAATTAGAGTTAATACTCCAATTGAGACTATACAAGCTATCTACGATTCTTTCGAAGATGTTAACTACCATAGAGAGAATAGTCACTTAGGTAATGTAATTGATGCTTTAGAAGCTGGTGATAGAGCAGAAGCAACAGATGCTTTAAAGAAGTATAGAAAAGAGATAAAAGAAACTCTAGCAGGTATATTCGAAGGAGCTTTTCCAATGAGAGAAAGAGACGATAGCTATGTACCTAGAAATGGAGAAGCATTATCAGAAAGAGTAGGAAGTTTACAAGAATTTATATCCCTTATAGAAGATAGAGCTGAAAATAACGATACTACAGGAGCTGAAGAAGCAGAAGAAGTAGTTTACGCTATTGGAGACCATTATAACTTTGGAGTTGATATTCTGCATGCTGCAAACGAAGCTAAAGGAAAAGATCATGACGGAGATGGAGACGTTGACGGAGATGATTATAAGGCTGCTAAAGATAAGGCTATTAAAAAAGCAATGGGTAAAGATGAAATGGTAAAAGAGAATCTTAAAGCCATTATATCTAAAGTATTAAAAGAAAATACTACTATAAATGAAGCTGCTACTAACCAATTAGCTAAATTCGCAGAAGATTATGCAGGCTTTGAAGGTATGAAAGGAGCAATATTAGACTTACAGAATATAGTAACAGATATTGAAGCTTATTACGACAAGACTAGAGAAAAGATACAAAAGGTATACGATACTTTAGGTGAAATAAGAAACGAAGAAGGTTTAAAAGTCGGAGGATTCTTAGCACCAGCTATAGAAACAGCATTTAGTAAAGACCTTAGACCAGTAACTAAAACTGGTTTCTTAAAAGGACTAGATACTCCTAAAGTTAGAACTATTTCTAGTGCAGAAATTGATGCAGCTAAAAAGGCGCAAGGTTTAGATGAATTCGAAACAGCACCAGCACCAAAAAGTAATGTTTTCGCTCCATTAAGAGAGTCTTCTTACGGGAAGAACAAAAAGAAAAAATAATATGGCACAACTATTAGTAGACGTAACACCGTTTAGACCGGTACTTAAGGAATCAAAAACTAAGCCGGGAGTATATGAGGTAGAAGGAGTAATGCAAAGAGCAGTTGCTAAAAATCAAAATGGACGTACATATAGTAAGGACATTTTATTAAGAGAATCAGAAAGATACATTAAAGAGTTTGTTAAGCAAGGTAATGCTTATGGAGAACTTGATCACCCTGAGTCTCCCGTTGTCTCTCTAAAGAACGCCTCTCATATAGTAAAAGAGTTATGGTGGAAAGGAGACGACCTTATGGGACGTGTAGAGCTACTTAATACACCTTCTGGTAATATCGTAAAAGAGATTGCTAGAGCAGGACATACAATAGGTATCTCATCTAGAGGTACAGGATCAGTTCAACAAACTAACGAAGGTACTTTAGAAGTACAAGACGATTTTGAATTAGTATGTTGGGACTTCGTATCCAATCCATCCACACACGGTGCATTTATGAACCCAGTATCTTTATCAGAAGGTAAAATTAAAGTTTCTAAATATAGCAATTTAGATATTATTATAAACGATATATTAAGAGCATAAAAATGAAATGTAATTGTAAAACCTGTAACTGTGGTACTTCATGTAATTGTACATGTTGTGACTGTTAATAATA